AGCACTACTTGATGCGGAGCTTGCAGATCCAGAAGCTGCTAGAGCACTGGCCGCCGTTGCTAAGACTGCGGTATTGAGCTGCGACACATCGTATAAAAATGGGTTTGAATCGGAATCGAAGCCCATCAACGTGTCGTTATAAGTGGCGCCAAGAACGATGGTGGCTATCGGTGAATCGAATTGAAGGACGTTCCCCTGGGCAGCCTCGATATTATCAAAGCCTGTAGTGACAGCATCACGGAGATTATTTACATGATCCGGTCTGACTGTCGTGCCACTGGTAACTGTGAATGTGTAGGTAAAATGAATACTCACCGTTTCCGCCCATGTAATGTGTAGTAGATAGTCACTGAGCGGAGAGTGTGCGGCAGTTCCTGATTGCTTAGGGAATGAAACAAAATACCCATATTTGAGCCATGGCCATCAAGCTCAAGGTCTACCAGCTGGCGATAAGGGCCGTATTTGGTTTGGTTATACACCGCCCCATCATAGAATCCGCCCGCTCCAACAACATTAACCGTTTGGCTTTCTGCTTCGGGTACATCGTCACTTGAGAATTCGTAATCCGGAGTCACTGTGATTTCGGTGGTGTCTTGTGCGTCAATTTCTAGAACAGCTTTGTGTGCACGAATTACTTGATTCGGACCGCCAATAGCGGCATAAGCCATACGGAATGTTGCTTCCATGTCGTCGCCATCGAGACTGCGCCCTTTGTCGATCTCATAAACGAAACCGTTTTCGCAACCAATAAAAATGCGCTCTGCCTTGTTGGAGTCATTACCCTTGCCCAAACAGCTCGCTACTTTGTCTATGCCGTAATCGAACGGCGACCAGCCAAGTAGTTGATTGCCTTTGAATGTTGCTGTGTAGCCGTCGCCTGCTTCAAAAAATACCCGGTACTGGTTTTTCCCGCCGACGACGCACGACGCTACCGGCCTGTTTACCGAAAATCGTAATGCTGGCTGTATCTTTTCGCTCATGGTGTTGTAATTGAAATCACCAAAGTCTTGAGTACGAGGCAGCACCATGAAGCCCTGGTGGTTACCGATAATCGCATCAGCAACAATTTGCAGGGTATTCTCGAACCCGCCCATTTCCTCGTTAAAGTCTACTCGCTGGAATGTTGAAGCACTGGCGCCATAGATTAGGTCGAGCCGGCCATCACTCACAACAAGCAACGCTCCGCCCGGGGGCTTTGTTAATCCAACAATCTCATCACCGATACCTATCTCACCAGCACCACCACCAAAGTTTGTAGGCTCACCCACAACACTGTGCTGAAGGCTTCCGCCAGTAAAGGCCAGCCACAAATACTTTTGGTGCTCTACGATATGATTGGGGGTGTCGATCGGCGTACCGGTAGTGATCTCGGTATAGGTTGCGCCGTCGTACATGAACGCTTTGTTCTTACCATCAACGCCATATAGCTTGGTGCCGGATGATGAGCCTATAAAATTGGCCTTTATGGTCCGTATTCTGCCACCAACAATCAGTGTGCCAGTAGGAAAACCAGTAGCAGCCACCCAGCCAGCACCACTAGACTGGAACATTTCAAGGAATGTGCCGGCAGCATTATCACGCCACGCGTACAGGACATTATTAAAAAAGGCGACGCCACGAACAGCTCCCGAACCCGGAACAGCTGCAATTAAAGCCCGTCTTGCCGCAATACCTGCAAACAGTTGTGTGTTGTAATCATCGTCGTCAGTTGATGATGCAACGGTAAATTCTGAGGGTGCGGGCTGTCCATCAAACCGCTCAATGCCGTCCATGCGCTTGGGATAGCCTTTGCTATCGAGAGCGTAGTTTTTAATAAGTAGCGCTTCGCCGGGAGAGTTATCTACATCCGGGTTGACGTTTTGGCCACCAAGAAATTTGATGGTTGCCTGCCGCCAGGATGAACTCATCGCGAACGGCCAAATCGGCTACTGGGAAAAGTTACTGTTGGCGACTGGTCGTTCTCCAGATCCGTCATCGTATTCGTGTGGCGAATTCCAAACTTGTTTGATAGCGCGGCCATTTCATTGTAATCAGCGTAATACTGCCCTGCTAAAGAAATAATTGCGTCTTTGTAATCCGCGGGCATGTATGGAGTGTCGGTATTGGCTGCAAGAATCTGCGAGGCTTTGCGATAATCAAATGTGAATGTGTACGCTTGATCGGGTATTGAATCCAAAAGCACATTGCCAGCCAGGTTAATTGTCCATCGCTGCGGCTTAGTGGTTTTTGGTGTGATGCCATAGCGCTCTTTGCGCCAGTCAAGATAGTCGTGATATTGCAGTGGCAGCTCGTCGGTACCAAGGTAGAACGATTCGTGATCGATTTCTCCCAGTACCGCCGTTGCTATTGCCAGATCGGAAGCGTTGTATTCCTGCTTTGATGTGCTCAATGAACCTGCGTGCGAGGCAGCCATAAATCGCCAGTCACGGCGACTACGCTGAATATTGACCCACGCCTCCGAGGTCCAATCAACAATCTTTTTGAGCGTCCCTGTTTGATTAGTGACAGCAGCAGGGCCATCACCAGAGATACCACAATCCCTGCGTACGGCTTTACATAGCGCAAGGAAATCGCTCATGGTTACTGCTCCGCTTTCTGTCCGTTATATTCTTTTTTAGCCGCTTCATATTCAGCTGTGGTCATATACCGATCTTGAACATCCATCGAGTGACGAGGCACTTCGGTTGATACTCGGATAGGTTCGCCGCGCTCGTTCTCACGATCACGAAACTCTCGACGCTTGGCGCCATTCAGCACGCTGTAGTGAGCCCTTGAAATAACAACTTGGCGACCACGGATAATGTAAATGTGTGAATTTTGGGCTCGAACCGATACTGCTTCCTGCTCGCCATCCTTTTCGTGGATAGTGACAAGGTAGCCTTTGGGTTGGCTATTACGGATTGCCTGATCTGCGGCGAGGGCTTCTCGGCCTATACGCTCATGCTCGTCTTCTTCTGACTCAAATCCATCGCCGTCATCGTCAGACTCAAGATTATTAACTGCATTGTCAGCAGTGATTTGATCGGCGCGTGCTGCTTGTTCGCCGGTTTCAGGAACAAGTGTATCGACCAGAGCGCCAGCTTGTGTGAGCGCATCGAGGACAACTTGTTTCTTGGTGTTTGAGGGTAATACTATTCCAAATTCTGATTGAAGCACTGCGACGAGCGCTGTTACAGGTTGGCTGCTATCGACTCTAGTGGTCATTAGGCTTTTTACTCCAGGGCAGGTTGTGAATAAAAACAAGGGCAACCGAAGCCGCCCTTGCTAGTCTTGGTTAGTAGAGGTTACTAACGCCGACTTGAACCTGAACAATCCAGTTATCATTCAGGATTTTTGCTACGAGCCAAGTCTTCCAACCGCAATACCCGCGCTGACCCAGTACATCAGACTTGCTGATTTTCCCAGGATTTATGATCGAGGGATGGAGGGATGAACTACCGGCTAGTGGAACAACACCGAATGCTTCCTTCGCCAAATAGATGACGGGGTAAACATCGACCTTGGTACCGCTAGTAACCAAACCAGTAACACCAACAGCTGCGCCGGCATCAGTAGTAGGATTAAGCTCAGGAGACAGCAAATAACGAACATCCTTTACGGAACCGATTTCTTCTGGACAGATCGGCTTCATGGATGCGTACTCGCTAACAGTTTTAAAACCTGTCATGGCGCGAATGTCGTCTTCACAATCGGTATGAGCAACAGCGATGTAACCAGGCTCAACAGGCTTGGTCCCTACCTTCACGGTACCTTCAATAACAGAAGTGAACTTGCGTCCTTTCTGATTCTTGATGTCACGAATTGCCTGACTTTGCATCAGGTTAGTAAGTTTCTGATCGACGTCAGTGATAGCGGCAGCGGATGCGCCTTGAGAAGATGACCATTTAACATTGGTACCAGCTTTAAGCTCGCCCCAAACAATCATTTCGGAAGTAAGACCGGCCTGTTCACCCATCATTTCCGCGCAATCCATCATTACTGGATCTTCATTGGTATCACCAACAACATCAGTAATCATCGATACAGCACCGTATTGAACCAGTGTTGCGTTTGCTCGGTCGTAATCGAATGCTTGTTGATCCGGAGTAACGCCTTCTGTTAATGCCAGAGTAGCGAGGTTTACCGGAAAGGTCTTAGGACGACGCCAGTAAATAGCGACACCTTTGTTTTTCGGCATTGGTTGTGGCAAGCCGAATTTTTGCAACATTGTGACTGGCTTGGCGTGTGCTAGTGCTTTAGCAACAACGTGGCCGGCCTGTGAACGTGAGATACTTCCGTAGGAAGAATTGGTAGCTACATCAGCCATGTTAGATCCCCTTGATCTATAGGCTCGACAACGTGCAAGTTATACATCGTATTTGGCGGCAGCTTTGGTAAATGCGCTGTCAAAATCGTCAGCTGCAGATGAAGCCCTTGCTCCGCCCTTGCGTGGAATATCCACCATATCGTCGAGCAATTCAGTTTTGTCGGTTGGCCCTGGGGGTGCTGATATAGTCGATTTATACATGTTGATAATCGCTACACCATTTTTTGCG